CTAAGAAACGAGCTTGGGCAAGCCTTAAAAAAGATAACGACGTCCAAAAACTACTCATTGAAGAAAGAGAACAAAAAATAAAAAACATTAAAGCAAACAAAGGCACAATCGAAAAGATTATTGATATGCCTAAATAATCCGCCCGTCAAATTATCCCTTAGATAAATGGCGACAAAAACTGAAGAATTTAAAAGTGGAAATGGTACTACTCTTTCCTTTACAACTCAATATATAAATGAGTCTGACATAAAAGTCAGAGTCAATGGTGGAAGTCCTCTTACATTTACAACAGGCACACCTTCCACAGGACAATATAATATTGCACCCAATGCAACCTCCATTACCTTTGGTGATTCATATGGTAACTCTGATTCTATACATATATACAGTGAAACAGATGTTAGCACACCCACAGTAACATTTACTCCGGGTTCATCTATTAAAGCTGCTGACTTAAACGCGTTAGAAACTTTAGTCAGACATGGTATCAAAGAAAGTAGAAACGAAATAGTTGGAAACGACATTAGAGACTCACAAATTACGTCATCTAAAATCGTAGATGGAACTATAGTTGATGGAGATATTGCTAGTAATGCAGCTATAGCACAAACTAAAATAGCAACAGGTACATTACCAAGTGGTATTCAAGTAGCCTCTGCTAACATAGTTAATGGAACTATAGTCAATGATGATGTAAGTTCTAGTGCAAACATACAAGGTTCTAAGCTGGCTGATGACAGTGTACCTCTTACTAAATTAGGTGGAGGAACATTACCTTCAGACATAGCGGTCACAACTACTAACATACAAGATGGCACGATTACTAACATTGATATCTCGAATAGTGCTGCTATCGCTCACGGTAAACTGGCTCTTGATATCGTTAATTCAGATATTAATGCAAGCGCAGATATTGCCGGAAGCAAGCTGGCAGACGATTCAGTGGGATTATCCAAACTAGGTGGTGGAGCTTTACCTACAGACATAACTATTACTACTAACAACATAGTAGATGGCACTATTGTAAATGCTGACATCAAATCAGATGCTGGTATTGCATATACTAAACTACAGACTGGTGTATTACCAGCCGATAGGATGGTTAACAGTGCTAACATTGTAGATGGTTCTATAGTAGATGCTGATATAAACGCAAATGCAGATATACAAGGTTCTAAATTACTTAATGACTCTGTAAGTTTAGATAAACTAGGGTCAGGAAACTTACCTACCGACATTAAAATTACCCAAGCTAACATAACAGCAGGGAATATTGTAGATGCTGATATCAACGCTAATGCTGATATACAAGGTACTAAATTAAAAGACGATTCTGTACCTCTAACTAAGTTCGGAGCTGGTGCTCTACCTACAGACATAACTGTAGCTAGTGCTAACATAGTAAACGGAACTATAGTTGACGCAGATATAAATGCTAGTGCAGATATTGATGGTGATAAATTAAAAAATGATTCTGTATCATTAGGTAAATTAGAAGGTGGAGCACTGCCTACAGACATTACTGTAGCTAGTACTAACATAGTCAATGGCACTATTGTAAATGCAGATATAAATGCTAGTGCAGAAATAGAAGGTTCTAAGTTACTTAATGATTCTGTAACTTTAGATAAGTTAGGTTCTGGCAATCTACCTACAGATATAAATGTCAGTAACAGTAACATTGTTACCGGGACACTAGATGGTAGATATTATACAGAGACTGAATTAGATGCTGGTAAATTAGATAACAGATATTTTACAGAAACTGAGCTTACAAATGGTGCTCTTGACGGTAGATATTACACAGAGACAGAAGCTGAAGCTAGATTCCTTAGACAAGACTCTTCTGAAACTATAGCTAGTGGACAAACTTGGTCTAACTCTGACGCATTCGTAGCTACTACTGCTGCTATTAACGCTAGAATTATTGACCTTATTGACGAGGTTGGTGGTTTTACAGCTATTGCAAACCAGACTAGCTTTCCAACAACTAACCCACAGGGAGCTACAGGACAAGCAGCTATCTTAAGTATTGGTACTACAACTGCTACGTTGACTCCTAGCAGTGGAACTATAACTATAGCTAATGGTGCTGGTTCAGGAAACACTGTAACTATCACTGGTGCGCCTTTAATACCTCAAGGTTTTGGATTCTTAGTTCAATCTACATCTACATTACATACATATACTTTCCATAGATTAATACCTATAGCAACTCAGGTTGACACTGTTGCTTCAAATATAACTAACATTGTCAATGCTGGTGCAAACGTAGCTGATATAAATAACTTTGCTGATATATACATTATATCTGCAAGTGAACCTACACAAAGAAATGATGGTACATCTTTAACAGAAGGTGACCTATGGTACGATAGTTCTAACGATAACTTACAAGTTTATACTGGTAGTGCGTTTGCTATTATCACACCATCTCAGTCAGTTCTTGACGACGTTGCTACTGTATCTGGAGCTATAACATATAGTGAAGACTTAGGTCTTATTACAAACCCTGTAGCTACAGGTAGTTCTAATGGTTCATTAGATATAGTTGCGGATGCTTTAGAAGATGAGATTACATTGACTGTAACTGTATCTGGAGGTAAGTTCGTAATAGACGGTGTATCAGCTCCTGCTTTGACATTGTACAAAGGCTGGACTTATACATTTGATGTAAGTGATAGCTCTAATGGTGCTCATCCATTACGTTTTAAGAGTAGTGGAAGTGCATACAATACTGGAGTTACTGTTACAGGTACACAAGGTAGTGCCGGAGCAAAGGTACAAATTGTAATACCAGAGTCTCAGCCTACAAGTTTCCAATACTATTGTACAAACCATAGCGGTATGGGTAACACCATAACTGTTAAGGATGACCCAATAAAAACAGTATCAGATAACGTAGTTAAGATAATAGCTGTTGCTGATAACTCAAGTAACATAAACGCGGTACAAGCAAATGAATCAAACATTAACGCCGTACAAGCTAACGCTTCTAATATCAATGCTGCTGTTAGCAACGCTTCAAATATTAATGCTGCTGTTTCCAACGCTACAAACATCAATACAGTCGCTGGTAACAACTCGAATATCACTGCTGTAGCTGGAAATAACACTAATATTACAGCCGTAAAAAACAATGCTACAAACATAAATACAGTTGCTGGTATAAATTCTAATGTAACTACAGTTGCTGGTATAGCATCAGATGTGACTGCTGTAGCTGGTAACAACTCTAATATTACGTCCGTAAAAAATAACGCTACAAACATTAATGCTGTAGCTGGTAATGCGACTAATATAAATGCAGTAAAAAACAACGCTACAAATATCAATACTGTTGCTGGTAAAGCTACAGAGATAACAAGACTAGGTACTGCGGATGCTGTAGCTGATATGAATACCTTGGGTACATCAGCAATAGTAACCGACATGGATACACTAGCTGATATCTCAGGTAACATAACAACCGTAGCTGGCATTGATTCTGATGTAACTACAGTTGCTGGTATATCGTCTAACGTGACTACAGTCGCCAACAACAATGCTAATGTTACTGCGGTAGCTGGCAATGCGACTAACATTAACGCAGTTAAAAATAATGCAACAAACATCAATGCTGTCAATGCAAATAAAACAAACATTGACACTGTAGCTGGCAATAATTCTAATATTACTGCTGTAGCTAACAACTCAAGTAATATAAATAGTGCGGTCTCAAATGCTTCTAACATCAATGCTGCGGTTGCTAACGCATCCAATATTAATAGTGTCGTGTCTAATGCAACAAACATTAACACTACTGCTGCTAATATTACTGACGTAAATACATTTGCAAATAGATATCGTATAGGTTCTACTAACCCAACAACTAGCTTAGATGTAGGAGATTTATTCTTTAACACTTCTGCTAATGAGTTAAGAATATATAACGGTACACAATGGCAAGGTGGTGTAACAGCTACTGGTAACTTTGCTACAACTGCTGGTGTTATATTTACCGGGGACAACAGATACAATGATAATGTAAAAGCTAAATACGGTAATGACTCAGATTTACAGATATTTCACGATTCTAATAACTCGCTTATAAATAATTCTGGTGCTGGTAATCTTAAATTACAAGATAGTGGTAACACAAAGTTAGAAATAACATCTACTGGAACATCTACTACAGGTAATATTGTCGTATCAGGAACCGTCGATGGGCGTGATGTGGCTGCTGATGGTAGCAAGCTAGATGGTATAGAATCTGGTGCAACTGCTGACCAAACTAACGCAGAAATAAAAACAGCGTATGAAGCTAATAGTAATACTAATGCTTTTACTAACGCTTTACTTTCTAAATTAAATGCTATAGAAGCTGGTGCAACTGCGGACCAGACTGCTGCTGAAATTGTAGCTCTTATAGCTGGTCAAACAATAGCACCTAGTGTTATTACAACAACAAACTTAACTCTCGATTTCGGTACACTTTAAATGGCAAAATTATTAAAATTAAGGCGTGGTACTACTTCGCAGCACAACACATTTACAGGTGCCGAAGGCGAAGTAACTATAGATACTACAAAAGACACAGCCGTCGTACATGACGGTAGTACAGCAGGAGGTAGACCTCTTGCAAGAGAAGATATGTCAAACGTATCTTCTTCAGCTATTGCTGGTAGATTAGGTGCAGATGCTATAGCAACAACTAAGATTGCTGGCGGTACATTACCTTCAGACGTAAAGATTACAGACGCAAACGTATCTGGTAACTTAACAATAGCTAATGCAGATATAAATGCAGATGCTGTAAACGGTTCTAAAATAGCAGACAATTCTATTAACTCTGAACACTACGTTGACGGTAGTATTGACAGAGTTCACTTAGCAGGAGACATCGTAGATGGTAGTAAGATAGCAGACGATTCTATCAACTCTGAACACTATGTAGACGGAAGTATTGATAGAGCTCATCTAGCTAACGACATAGTAGATACAACAAAATTAATTAACTTCCCAACTCAAACTATTTTGGGAAGAGAAACTGCTGGTACTGGTAATGCAACAACTTTAAGTGCTGCACAAGTAAGAGGTATTATAAACGTAGAAAACGGAGCTACAGCAGACCAATCTAACGCTGAGATCAGAGCTGCTGTTGAAGCTGCATCTGACAGTAACGTATTTACTGATGCTGACCATAGTAAGTTAAACGGCATTGAATCCGGAGCTACAGCCGATCAGTCAGCTTCTGAAATACTTACAGCTATCAAAACTGTAGACGGTTCTGGTAGTGGGCTAGATGCTGATACTTTAGATGGAGCACAACCAAGCGTAAATGCTTCTAATAGTACTATTGTTCAAAGACATTCTTCTGGCTACATATTTGCTAACTACTTTAACACTACAGCTAATAATGTAAGTTCTGGTGTTACAAAAGTGATGGTAGAAACAGGTAACGATAACTATATTAGACATGGTGATGCTGGTTCTATTAGATCATTTATCAACGTAGAAAACGGTGCTACTGCTGACCAAACTGATGCTGAAATAGTTAGTGCATTGAGTGGTCAAAATGTATCTATGGACCGATTAGATATTAGTGGAGGTCATGGTATAGATAATGCTGGTTGGTTTAGAAATGATTCTTCTGGCGAAGGTGTATACAACTCAGCCACAGGTCAACACTTCTATTCAGACCATGATGACTACTGGAATATAGCTGGTGGTGGTAGTGCAAACGCTATTAGATTTAGAGATGACCACGCTAGTACAGTTAGAGGATATGTTTATGCAAACAACTCTAACCAAATTGGTTTCTTAAACTCTAGTGCTAACTGGTCATTTAAAGTAGATAACTCTGGAAACGCAACTGCTACAGGAAACGTAACTGCATATTCTGACGCAAGATTAAAGACAAACGTAAATACTATTAATGATGCTCTTAGTATTGTTGGTAAATTACGTGGTGTTAGTTTTGATTGGAAAGAAAGTGGTAAACGTTCTATTGGTGTTATTGCACAAGAAGTAGAAAAAGTATTACCAGAGCTTGTATTAACATCACAAGTTTTAGACCCTACAGGAGAAAGCGAAGTTAAATCAGTTGACTACGGTAAAATAGTTAGCGTACTTATAAACGCAATAAACGAACTTAAAGCAGAAGTAGACAAATTAAAAGGAGGTAAGTAATGGCTATACAAGGTTCAGGTACAATCAGTATGACTGATATTGTCGATGAATTTGGTGGCTCAGTTCCCCACTCCTTATCAGAATATTATAGAAATGGTGGAGCAGTTCCGGCTAATAACACTAACGTGCCAACGTCCGGGACTATTTCCTTAAGTAATTTTTATAATGCTGTTAACGAAATACAATACACAGTTTCTTCTAGCACAACAAACTTTCAAACTTCATCAGCATTTGGGTCAAACTGGTCTACTGCTGTACCAAAAAGACTTTATATTAATAGTGGAGTAACTCTTGGTAGTAGTAACGGTAACCCTGCAATGGTTATAGAAAGTTCTATGGGAGGTACATTAATCGTCCATAATACTGGAAGTATTCAAGGTACTGGAGGAAGTGGTAGTTCTAGTGGCTCTGGTGGAAACGGTGGACCCGGAGTAAGATCAGATCAAAACGGAAACATTACTTTCTATAATAACTCTGGAGGACAAATCTACGCCGGAGGTGGCGGAGGTGGTCGCGGAGGTAACGGTGGTTCTGGTGGAACTGGTGGTAACGGAGGTACTGGCGGAAATGGTCAGTATAACGTACAACACAACCATTTTAATGCACAAAATGGTGGTATAACTACTTGTGGTGGATATCAATCTTACTTCCAAGGACCTGCACAAGCAAATGGTCATTGTCAGTCATGTTATGGTGGTCATGCTTATAGTAGTGGCTATCACATTCTACAAAACAGTTATAAGAAACAACACTGGAGACAAGGTTGGATTCGCGAGAACCGTTGTCAGGTACCTACTACACAAGGTGGAGCTGGCGGAGGTTCTGGTGGTTCCGGCGGTAGCGGTGGAGCTGGCGGAGCTGGTGGTAACGGAAGAGGTTACAACCAATCTAGACAAAACGGTTCTGGCGGTTCAGCAGGAAACAATGGTTCTGGCGGTTCCGGTGGTGGAAACAACGGTAATAACTCAGGTGCCGGTGGAACAGGTGGTACTGGCGGAAAAGGTGGAACAGGTGGTACTGGTGGAAACGGTGGAGACTGGGGTCAAAACGGTTCAAGCGGTAACACAGGTGCCACAGGTAACACAGGAGCTACAGGTAACTCAGGTGCTAACGGAAACAAAACTAACGGTTCTGGTGGGTCTAGTGGTTCTGGTGGTTCAGGCGGTTCAGGCGGTTCTAGCGGTGGAGCTACATCTTACTATATACAAAATCGTCATTACATGACATTTCACAACTCAGGCTCAGTAGCCGGTTCTTAATTATGAAATACAAAATTACAGAAGTAACCACTTTAAAATTAAAAGTGGAATACGAAGATGGTAGTCACGCCTATATACCAACTAACAAAGACAACAAAAAAGAAGACTATGCTCAACTAATTGTTGATTTTTGCAACACACCACAGGAACCAGTTCCAATAAAGGACATTCCTTATGAGGTAGGACATGAAGGTGAAGTTGGAGATGATGTTGGCGAGACATACACTGAAACAGTTAAATATCCAGCAAGTGAATTACGCGAGTATTGCTATCCAGCATTAGGTCAGCAATTTGATGCTTTATACAAAGCTAGAAATGGTGATAACTCAATGCAAACAAAAATAGATGCACATATTAAATTTGTTAAGGATAATATTGCTATGGATGATAAAGAATATACTTGGGAAGAAATGAATACAATTAAAAAAGGATTTGTTTCTGACCCTGCTTTTATAGCTGAATACGTTGGACTTACAGACTAAATTAGAAATCTGCAATAACTGTCCAAAGTATAATAAAAATATAAAAATGTGTAGGGTTTGTGGGTGCATCATACCTATAAAAGCACGAATCCCTACATTACATTGTCCTATAAAAAAATGGTAGAAATACCAAGTATAGATATACCTAGTCCACAACAGATAGAAACAATATCTATACCTTTACCTACAGCAGATGTACCATCATATACACCTATGGTGGTACCTCCTAGCGATCTAGAAGCTCCAGAAGGAGTACAAGCAGAAGCAAATGATGAACCGGAACAAGGATTAAGAAAGGTAGACATACCGTTTACAGATTTTAAAATGCCTGTCCCGGAGAACGAAATTTTAGTAACGGCTGGGACA